TAAAAGGAGTTCAAATAGTTTTGAATACGAAGTATAATGAGCATAGTTGATAGGAGATTCAGCTGAAATAATCTCACCTTTAATAAGGAATTCACAGATTGTTATCTTGACAAGTTCACTGATTAAAGAAGTTAAATAATTATATCTATCCAAATCATTAATCTCTAATTCCGTAAGTTGGTTTATAGGTTTTTTCCTCTTAAGAGTAGTAACCAAACCATAATCAACTTTCCATTGTTCATCACGAATGATTTTAGTTTTTGGAAAGAATGATTTACGAAGTTGTCGATTATATTTTGAAATGATACAAGTTATTTGATCATCAGAAATGGGAACAACAGGTTCTATAGAATCCAAACCTAGGCCTTTAAAACAAGGGGCCAAGAAAAGTAAGTGAGGATTATGAACCAAACCATAACGGAAGGAATTCATTTTGAGTAATCTAGAAAGACTAGACTCAATAAATTGGAGTTGCAATGAATGCGAAATCGAAAGATTCTTAACACAAACTGGCATATTTTCTAAACTAACAGATCCTAGATTTTTAATATTATTATTGAAAAGGATTTGTTGATTTAAATATGGGACAGGAGTACCATTAGAAAAAAGTTGTGAATTAATACAACAGATATCTTTATGGGAAGTTATTGATTTCTCATTTGGGTGCAAACCCACGTTTACTGATAAACAACGATGCTGAGTGATTTGTGATTGAGTTATATTCTTTATTAAAGAATCATCCCCATTAATTAGGAGATAATGATCTTTAGTCAAAGACTCAATTAATCGAGTTATCAAATCAGCACGCTTATAAAACTCTTGTGAATTTTCTGGACGATTAACATTTATACCTAATTGGTATTCCATTCCTCTTCCTCCAACTTTGTCTAAAATAAGATCTATAAAAGTAGATAAATTAGCAATACAAAGCAAAGGGAAAGAAAGTGGATTACCCATTAACTGTCCAGTCTTCTGTTTTAGAAGATAATTATGATTATCCTGATCAATGATTCTTATTTGAAATTGATCAGGGTTTTCCTCCTCCAATTTTTGGATTTTTTTCAGAATTAAAGTAGAAATCGTTTCATCACCTTGATAACAAGGCAACATATCAATATCATAATTAACAACCTTAAATTTCTTTTTTAGATTGATATCACGAGAATTAATACATTCCATAGACGCTTGACCTAACCAACAAGGTAACTCAAGACGTTTATTTAGATGTGAGATAATATACTTAGATACATTAGAATTCAACTTATCAGTCGCAGCAGAATAATCAACAGAATATGTCAATAAGTCTGAACTGGTACTAGTAAGGGAAGTATAATTTTTTCCGATAAAATCAGGAATATCCATTTCCATAGTTGAAAATGGAGTCCTTTTCCAAGATTGAAGGAGATAGGTTTGGAGATTGATACAAGAACTTTGATGAATGTAACTTTGAATAGTTAATAATCTAATCTTATTAGCCTCAATTAAGAGGGCCAATCGAGCTTGATTACATTTATCATTAATAGCCTTATAATGTCGATATTGATCTTCATCTAAATCATTCATACCATCAAACTTCCCCTGAATATATTCAGTGAAAGATTCACGAGGATCACTACCATAAATATCAGTGAAGGAATGTCTAAATTCCTTATGCACCAAATAAAATCCACTTCTTGATTTCTCAAAGACAGCTTTTTTCGTCGGTGGAGGTAAATAATACCCTTCACTG